TTTATCCATATTATTCAAAGTTAATTATTTCGATATCCTCATCATCATTTTCCTCACTTTCAAAAGTTGGATATCTAGAATCTTTAATATCGTCCAATGTCATTTCATCACATGGGTTTTTAGGTCCATATAAATCATCATTATCAAAAATATAATCAAAATTATGATTAGAAAATAATTCTGAATTACCATTTGCTAGGGCTTTAAATAAATCCCCGAAATCATTTAAATACTTTTCCCCCATATATTTTATATTCTTTAATTTGTTTTAATTCAAACTTATTATTATAATAACCATCAATACTCGCTTCTAAATCACAATCATACCCATCATCATTTTGTATTAAAGCATTTCTAACACGCCCACTAGATGTAATAGTTAACCCGTCACCCTCTTCATTTTTTTTTTGAATTTAGGTAAGTTAAAGTCAATCTGGAAGTTCTCCAAAACATTTAACTTCCATTCGCCATCGATACTTTTCGTTAACATAAAAACTATTTTAATTTATTTCTAACAATTTCACTAGCAGTTTTACCATCGTATTTACCACCATATTCTTTGTTTAGTTTACCCATAACCCTACCCATATCATTAATCGATTCGGCATTAACAATAGTTATAATAGACGTGATAGCTAACTCTAATTCATCATTTGTTAAGGTCTTTGGTAAAAATGGGGTTAGATATTGATTCTCAACTTCACAACCAGTTAATTTATTATTATCAACCATTTTCTTTATTGTAGAAATAATCTTTGATTCTGGTATTGTTTTAATACCATTAATGATTTCTGGTTCAAGTCTATCTAATTCACCCAATAAAGTACCAAGAACAACTGATTCGTCTTTATTACCATTTTTCTTTGCAATCATTCGTTGCTTTTTAATTTTATTTATCATTACTATTAAATTTAGCTACGTTTTTAACTATGTTTGGTATTTCACTATTTTCTAAATCTTTTAAACAAATAAGGACTGATTTTTCTAAATCAACAATAAGTTCCCCATTATCAATTGATTTTGTAACGGTAGGTACTTCATCTAAATTTAAATAGATTAATTCGGCACCATCATCTTTTCTTGTTATTAACGCAAAATCGAAAACCTTTTTGAATTCTGGTTGTTTACCACTAACTACAAATTCTTCGCTTAATTTTTCTATTTCCATATATTAATTTTTCAACAAAGATATGATTAAAATACCAAATAATCAAATAAATGTTTGGATAATTAAAAAAAAAGTATTATCTTTGCGGTATGAAGAATAAGGAAATTGAAAGACGATTTTGGGTTGATATTGATAATATCCCAGATTTATCGAAATACGATTATAGAGATATAACACAAGGTTATGCTAATGGTCTAGGTGATTATCAATTTAGATTACGACAAGTAATTAATATGACACCAGATGAAGCACCTCTCGGTGAACAGTATTATCAAACCATTAAAAGTTTTGGTAATATGGTACGTGATGAATTTGAGATTCATTTATTAAAACCTCAATTTAGTACTTTATGGGGGTTATGTATGGATAAAACTTTACATAAGCACCGATATAAATTAATTGGTACAGATGACCCTACTATTGTTTTAGATGTATTTAAAAACGATTTAGATGGTTTAATACTTACTGAAGTTGAATTTAACAGTGTTGAAGAAGCAAACGCGTATAAACCAGAGAGTTGGTTTGACTTTGAGGTGACTGATGATTATCGTTTCAAAAATTATAATTTAACTAAACATAAGTTAGCTGACATTTTAAAAGATGGTACCTTAAAATTAGAATGCCTTGATTGTGGTAAGCTATTTAATAGTGCGCGACCACATAAATGTGTTAATGATGTTAAGAATAATACACCAAATTTTAAATTAATAAAAGGATAGTATGGCAACTAAATTAGAAAAAGATTTAATTCGGGAATCAACTACAATGATTGGTGACCGTGCTATTATGGTTACAATAACAAAAGACCAAACAATTTCATTGAAATTAAAAGGGATGAAATCTGGTGCATTAGAAATACCTATTGGGGAATTGTATAATCAATTAAATGGTGATGATATTGAGGCTCCGAAAATAGTTAAGAAATCAAGGAATAATGTTTCTGATAATATACCTATAATTAATTTACATGATTTTAGGTCACAATATTTAATTGACCCTGGTTTTACATTGGAAACTAAAATTAAACTTGAGGGGATTACTACTAGATTAATCAACGAATTAAAAAAATAAAGATGGAGTTATTAATTTTAATAGGTGCAATATCGGCACCAATATTAGTTGTTTTATTACTTTTTTGTACAAAGACTAAAAAAAATGAAACTGTTATTGTCAAAAAACAATGTCAAGAGAAAAAATCAGAAATTATAAACCAAGTAAATATTGGTGCAATCGGGTTAATTGAGGATGATGATACTTTTTTCGTAAATGGTTATGATGAAGAAATTGATTATAAAATCGAGGTTCAGTTGGTTAGTAAATATGGGGTTAATAGAATCAAAGTTAAAATAATAAATGTATTATTTGCTGAACCAACTGACGATTCAAATTCTATTGCTACGATGAATAAAATTATATCTGAATTTAACGAACGTTATTTTGTAGGAAATGAATTAATTGTGTATAACAATAAAGTTGATTGGGAAGATAATGAAATTGGTTCATCTGTATCTATTAGTAATAAAGATTTAAGTAAATTAGTTAAAACTGGTGAAGTTAATATTGATGGGTTAAATGTGAAATTAACTGAAGACTGGGATTATAAAAGGGCGTTAGAAATTGTAATAGAATCGTAAAATGAGAGCAATAATAATATTAGGGATAATAATTTTTGTAATAATTTTTATATTATTAGTAAAAAGAAAAACTAGAAAAGATAAGATTAACAATGGTGTCAAAGGTGTTTTTAAGGGGCAATTACTAAAAGTATTATATAGTAATTACTATATTGATTGTGTTTTCGAGGTATTATTAATTGAAGAATATGATGATAATACGGTTAAAGTTCAAATTATTAATAAACATAGTGTTTCATCTAAAACTCATCGTTTAACTGATTATTTCATTCAACAATTTAATGAAGAATTTGGGTTATATGATACAATTATAGTTTCAAATGATGATATTGCTTGGACCAATAAAGTTAATGATAATAAAATGTTTGAATTATCATCAGAAGATTTAAGTATATTAGTTAAAACTGGTAAATTAGAATTAAAAGATATTGAGTTAACATTAGGTGATAACTGGGATTATAAAAGGGCGTTAGAAATTGTAATTGAATCAACCAAATAATTGTATATTTATTATTATGGGAAATGAAGAAAAATATACTGAGCATAAAATTGGTGATGAATTAAGGTTGGATTATAAATCTGACCAAATCAATTATGTTCCTTTTATGAAGGAATACACTTCTAAATTAAAATTAGTTAACAATAAGCTTAATTTATTGTATAACAAGATTACTAGTAATACGATAAGTGATTTATTAGACGATTATTCATTAATAATTAAAAGTAATGATGTAATTGGGGCTTACTACAGCGAAATACAAAAATTAGAATCTAAGGCTAGTAAATCATATGATAAATTATGTAATCAAATTGCTAAAGAAAAAGGTGTCAACTTCGATGATTTAAGTATTAGTATTGATGGTAAAGATTTAGATATTTTAATTTCAGAGATGACACAAAAATTAAAGATGAAGGTTGATAGTCTTGAGGATGTTATTAATGGGTTAAACAAATTTTTATCGAATGGGTCTGAACGAAGGATTTTATCCGCATTCGATGATATAGAAATAATTAAAATATAATGATTCAATTATTTTTACATTTAATCGGTGATTATATTATTCAGAATGACTGGATGGTCTTGAATAAAAAGAAAAGGTCTATTACTGGTTGGTTAGCTTGTCAAATACATTGTCTAACGTATTCATTACCATTTTTATTTATCGGTAGCTGGGCAGCAGTTAGTGCTATTTATATTTCACATTATATTTTAGATAGAACTAATATAGTCGCATGGTTTATTGCCATGAAAAATGGTGTTTCTGATATCGATAATTTTGGATATTCTTATGAAAGACCATTCTCAATAAGTATTTGGTTATTAATCATAACCGATAATATTTTTCACTTAATATTTAATTATTTATCATTATTTTACTTATAAATTTGGAAAATTAAAATATTTTTCTTATCTTTGTATAAACTTAAAGAAAGTCGCAATGAAGAAAATATTTTATTTATTTTTTAGTATTTTAATTCTTACTACAGTTAGTTGTAAGAAAGAAGAAGTAGAATTACCACCACAAAATGAAGTACAAATTGAAAATGAGATTTCTGTTTGGGGTGTTTGGGAATTAGTTTCTGGTAAGATGTATGTTGATAATTTAGAGACTGGTGAGAAAATAGTTTATAACCATTTTGGTGGTACTAAGACATTATCCAGTTTAAGATACTCTGGGACTATTTTTAATATTGAAGAAATAGAAATGGGTGTTACTACTTGGGAATTCATAAAACCAGTTAATAGTACTGGTATTGGTGTTGGTACATTTATATTAAATGGTGATACTGAGCACCCATATGGTTTTAATGTGACCCAACATAATTGGACTATAATTGAACACCCATTAGCTACGGAAGCAGAATATATACAATTAGGTGGTTCCGCTAGGCCAATTAGTTCAACAATTTATGACTATAGTAGTCAAGAAGTTAGGTTTAGATTACAAGAGGGTTACGAAAATATAAATGGATATAATTGCCATTATTTCAATGAATTAATTTTTAGAAAAATACAATAATATGGGGTTAACAAAAGATATTATTATTGGAAAAGCAGTCGGTGACGCATTAGGGGTACCAGTAGAATTTTATGATAGGTCAGTATTAAATGATAACCCTGTTATTACTATGCGTGAATATGGTTCACATAAACAACCTAAAGGTACTTGGTCTGATGATACTTCAATGGCGTTATGTATTATCGATGGAATCAACAAACATGGTGAATATAATTTACAAGAAATTGCAAATAATTTCAGTAATTGGTTATTTAATAATGAATTTACACCTCATGGTGAAGTATTTGATTACGGTATGACAACTAGGCGTTCAGTTACTAGAATTTTAAATGGTATAGATTTACGAAAAACTGGTGAGACATCCGAAAATTCAAAAGGAAATGGTGCTTTAATGCGAGTATTAGCTTTAATACCATTATTAAAAACTATTGACGATATTGATGAACGCTGGAGGGTTATAATTGAAGTATCTGGATTAACGCATAATACATTAACAAATCACATTGCGTGTATGTTTATAACTGAATACGCATTAGTTTTAGATGAATTTAAAAATGGTATTTTTTCAGAATTCGTAGCATACCAAGCCTTTGTTCATACACAAGATATCATGACTGAATTCTTATTATCAAATTCAGTCCCAGCAAACGGTTTTGAGCGAATATTAAGTGAAGAATTCGAAAATCTACCAATAAATGAAATTCATTCTAGTGGGTATGTGATACATACTTTAGAAGCGTCTATTTGGTGTTTAATTCGAAATGTTGATTTTGAAGAAACTGTTTTAGCGGCTGTTAATCTAGGTGATGACTCAGATACAACTGGTGCTGTAGCTGGTGGTTTAGCTGGGTTATTATATGGTTACGATTCAATACCAAGAGACTGGATTAATGATTTAACCAAAATTAATTATTTAGAAGGATTAAGTGATACTCACGATGATATCATCTCAAAAATAAATAACGATAAATAGCGGCTATTATTTCATCTCGTTTAAAACCAAATACGTTATATAATATATTATATAACTGTGTTACTAATGACCTAGAATGATAGTAATTTGATAGATAATATTTTGTCTCTTGTGTTTCCGTGAATTTAGTGTCTATGATGATACCTCTTTGGAATCTCTTTTTCTTTGGGTTTTTAATTCTAGTGATAGGGAAGTGCCTGGCTAAAAATTTAGTCAACATTATTTGAGACTCATCCATCATATCGTTTTCAATCAATTTATATTTCATATATTTATAAATAGTTGCATAATATAATAATTTATTGTAATTTTGTAGTATGAGTGAATCTGGTTTATTACGTTTTTTCATAATAGTTAGTGAATTGAGTGTTATAACATTCATTGAATCTGGATTTACATCATATACAAATTGGTATAAATATCATAAAATTATGGTAACATCTGGGACTTTAACAGATGTTGGTAGAAATGAATCATTAGGTAAGATTTTAATGCGTTTAGAGTCCATTTACGGGTTTTCATATAAAGAATTGTTCTCTTACATTAAAATGTTTTTTGAAGACGAGGAAACGCTTAATTATTATGATTTTACTAAACACACGTATAAATCACATATTCGATAGAAATTCATCGATTATTTCATCAATTAAGTCTGATTGTGAATAACCTAAAACAGATTTCACTTCTATTAGAATGAAGACACGTGAAACTCTTTTACCATTATCACCTTTTTCACGATAGAGTTTAATCACATCGTCATCATAACTATATCTGGATTTTAAAAATTTTGTAATTAATATTTTATCATTCATCACCATATTTATTAATAAATAGTAATATGAACATATTAAATCTATATAATAAATTAATTACTGAAACGATACAAACTATCGCGGTTAAGAAAATTGTAAAATATTTAGATACATTTTACAAACCAGTTGAAAATACGTATCCAGTTGCTGATGAATTTATCAGTAAACGTATGATTGAAAAGTTAGTTGATGGTGAAGTAATTAAACCAATAAACTTATTAAAATATATCACATCTAAATTCCCACAATATAACGAAAATTTCATTAAACAAGTGATTAATGATTGGGCTGATGGGAAGGTTAGTTATGATTATCGATTAAGTAAAAATATTAAAATGTAGTGAGAAATAGAATAAAGACAATATTACGAGAATACTATGGTGATTTTACCACCAATGTGGAATCGTTATATGTTGATACTATTACCGAAAATCTTTTAATAAACGACTACCAACATAGATTAGCTTGGGCCACATATAACCAAGTGATATTAGAATTAAAATTAAACCCAAAAAATAGATTAAAACTTCAAGAATTACAATACAAATTATGTGATAATGAGGACCCTAATAAAATTTGTATTGAAATAATCCAAGAAGTTGATGATGTTAGTGAAGAACTAGAAAGATTGTATTATAAAATAAATAATTTTATACCAGATTAATACCTAATTAATTACGATTAAGGTTATTAAAAATTACTGTTATTATGTAATACCAGGATGTTTGGGTGATATTTATAAGTATATAATATTAACTAAATACTGTTAAAATGGGAAACACTTCTTTCACAATTAAAACAACTAAAGGTAAGTATAATTTTTTAGATAGAACTTACTTAAATTTAATCCTAGAGAACACAAAAATTGATGCAGACTTAGAACGATGGGAAATTTATTCAATTATTATTGAAGAAGTAATTAAATTAAGTGGCTCAAAAGAATTTCAAAAAATAAAATATCAATTAACAGGTGATACAGACCCAAATGATGTTATGTTAGAGATTATTGATAATTACTCTGAAGATAGTGAATTATTAAGTAGTTTACGAAATATAATATTAGAATTTATTGATGAAGATTGGTTAAATCAATTTTTTTAGAATATTAGTTGTTTAATTCATAAAAAAACTATATATTTGTCTAAAATTAATTAAAGTTTTTATGAGTGATAAACAATTAGTCAATAAAAAAGAGTTTAGAAAGCAAAATAAGACTGAAAGTCGGTTAGAATTTCTTGCTAGAAAATTTAATGTTTTTGAGACCCCAGTTGGTCTTGAGATGATTGAGTTGAATAAACAGGAGTTGGAGATTGACCACTTAGCTGTCAGATTACAACCTATTTTTGATAATCAAACCATTAATATTGATAAACCGAAGGGGGAATTAATTGTCATTAAAAAGGTGTATCCGACAAAAATTCGTGGTGAAAGACCAAAAATTGAATATTTAATTAGTGAATTTGTTTTTACTAATATGGTAATTGCTGACCCGACTGAAAATAAATCTAATGTTCAATGGATGTTACAAACATTTATGAATATTATAACCGAAAATGAAGAAGAAGGTATTAGATTTGTAACCGAGGATTTAGGTTTAGCCAATATTTATTTAGAACTTTTTGAGAAAAACAAAAAGAAAAAATTATTTAAAGAATGGGCTAATAAAAATGAATTCAGAAAATGGTCATTAAATAATCGAAATAAAACTATTGAAGATTGGAATGAATTAAGATATAATCCATCTGATATTACTCAATATAAAAGTTTATCACAATTATTTGATGCTGTTGACCCATTTAGAGAACGTTCACACTCTGATTTAGAAGACGCGATGAATAGATTTGTCCATATGGGTGAAGCTGTTATTGATTATCGAGATAGATTTTGGACTGTTTTCATACCCAAAACAAAATCAGCTAATTGTGTGATGGAAAATTTCGCTGGTTGGTGCACCGCTCAACCGAGTCAAGGTATGTTTGATAGTTATGTTGAGGGTAATCGAAAACCAGATGGTGAAAAGAGTGATATTTATGTCATAGTTAATAACAATTTATTTGAAGGGAAATCTGATGAGACATATCAAATCCATTTTGAGAGTAAACAGATTAAAGATAAGAATAATGGTGCAAATGTTGACTTATATGAATTAATATTTTCAAAACGTGGTGGTGAAGGTATTCACGAATACTTCCATTCTGAGTTAGATAGGTTAGCTAGGATGAGTAAAAATGCTATTACTAATAATAAATACATCGACCAATTAATCGAATTTGGTTTCTCAGAAAGTTTATTTGATTATATCGATGAAGATGAAAATGTTATTAGTTTTCATGGTAATAAGAAAATACCAAAATTACCAGATTTAAGTAGGTTTAAAAAGTTAGACCAATTAATGTTAATGAATGTGGGACTACGAGAAATCCACCCATCAGTCTTTAATAATGATAAATTAAATTTATTGGCATTATCAGATAATAAATTAACTGAATTACCAAGTGGTATAGGTAAGTTGAAAAATTTAGATTTATTAAATATTAAAGGTAATCCAATTACTAAAGTATCTGATGATATTGCTGAACTGGATAAAAGTAGGGGTGGAAATCTTTATAGATTATCAGTAGATGTTAAGGATGTTGGTGAAGAAATATTCCTTAAACTAAGGGAATTGTTACCATCAGCAGTTGTTGATTCATAAAAAGAAAAACCCCCTTAATACTATTTACAATTAAGGGGTTTTTAATAGTTAGTAGTAAAATAAAAAGAAAAATTATGAAATGGTACAGAGCAAATAATGGTCGAATAGATGTACCAATAGTTGAGTACATCGAAGAATTAATTAAACTTGAACGTGAACGTGGTTATAATGTTAGTGTTGCAATAGGTACTGACGCGCAAAAACGTGGGAAAAGACATAAGTTTGTTACAGTAATTGCTGTTATTACGGAAGGTAAAGGTGGTAAAATTGTTTATACGACTGATTACGATAAGAGTAAACTTTCTATGAATAGGTATTAGCTCAATCAGTTGGGTATATATTAGGTATGGGGTATGATTATAAAGTTAAACCAGATGCATATGCCAGCTCATATTGTGCTGATAGGATATCAAAACGATAATTAAAAAAAAAAAGTACTAAATAGTACTTTTTTTTTTATAATAAGTTACTTTAATTTTTTAATACATATTTATATTAAGATGGGTTATCCAATAAAAAAATTAAATTTAAATTTATTATGACAAAAAGTACTGAAAAAACACAAAAAGTGATTAAAATTCCAGAAACTAAATTAATTGGAATTATTGAAAATATTGTTGTAGAAGCTGTAGCTGAAGAAAAGAAAAAATGGTTACGAGAACAAGCTGAAAAACAAAAAGGTTTAACTGAGTCTAAAATAGATTCAATTGTTGAGGCTAAAGTGGCTGAAATTTTAGCTGCTAAGTTTAGTAAATAAAAACCTTAAAATATTAAATATCAAATACTTGCTCGTGATATTAATTTATCATGGGCAATTTTATTGTCAAAAAACTTGTTAAATTGAAAATTTAACCTTATATTTGTGTGAACAAAAATATGATTATATGACAAGACGTGATATATTATTAGGTTCAATAATATTAATATTATTGATAACAACCTTCTTCAGTAGTAAAGAATCTCTGAATAAAAACGATATTATTGATACGATTTCAGATGAAAACGATTCTTTAAAAATTCAATTAAATAATTTAAACGATTCGATTAATAATTTATCATCATCTTTAGTTAAAACTAAAACCGATAAATTCGAATTAGTATATAATAGATTTCACCATTTTAATCGAAATATTAACGATGTGACAGTTAATAAGTTTATTGAGGTGACAGATGAATTTAATTTAAACGAATCTGATAGATTATTTGATGTTTGCATTTCACAAATTTGTGTAGAATCTGGTGCGAAACAAAAAACAAAAACTGGTGAAGTACTAGAAAGTTCTGGGAATGCTATTGGTATTACTCAGATAGTTCCTACTACGGCACATCATTATCTTAGAAATATATTATCAAAAGAAGATTTTAAAATTTTTAAAGATTTAGGTGCAACTGATTTTAGTTTCATAAAAAAACAACCTAGATACTCCATGAATAGTAATGAAAGGGGGGTTATTAAAAAATGGTTAAGTAATGAAACTAATAATATAATTTTATGGGGTTATATTATGAGATATAATTTAAATCGTAATCATAGTAATATACCTAACACTTTATTAGCTTATAATCAAGGAAATGGGTTTTTACATGATTATATTAAAGATGGGTATCATCCAAGAAACCACATTTATGTTTTAATGGTTGAAGATACGATAAAGAAATTAAATGGTACAATTATTTAATGACCTCTTAATCTAATTAAATAATCATCATTTAACCTTTCGAAATATATCTTCTCCCAAAACACACCAGAAAAATTCATATTAACTACATTATTATTTGGTGATACAACCATTTTATCAATTTTATTATTGGTATTCCATAATGAGTTTATCGCATCTTTAATAACTTGTATCCCCTTAAATTTATCATTTAAATTGATTTTAAGTATTTCAAATGCTGGGCTACCATTTAAATCAATTATTTGTACTAACATAGTACCAGCTAAATGGTCATTAGCATAAATTTTATAAGTTATATCTGAAGGTGTTTCATCAACAACTTCTAGATTCTCATATTCGTATAATAACGATTGTAGTTTCTTTTGTATTACTTCAGATTGTAATTTCTTTTCCATATTAATTAAACCATTTTTACTAGAATAATAATCATAAAATTCAGCAACATGGTCCATAGCAATTTCTCTTGCTTTAGCTTTTGACGATGTATGTTCCATCTCAATTTTAGTACCGAGTTCAATTTCTTGCTCAATAGTCCCAATAAATTGAGAGTGTTTTCTAGCGATATCTTCTGGTGTTAAATTATCAGCTTTCCCACCTTTAATTTGGTCCTTCATAATTAGTATTTTATAATAAATAGTATGGGGTCATGAAAAATCATGACCCCATCTAAAAAGCGTATATGAAAGATAAATTAATTTGTTACTTTAACAACCATCTTTTCTTTAGTTTTACTATATGAGAATGTTAAAGTATCACCCTCTTTAGTTTCACCATTTAGGATAGTCTCAGCAATTTCATCTTCAATTAAATCTTGGATTGCTCTGGTTAGTGGTCTAGCACCATATTCTACATCGTAACCAACATCAGCTATTTTTTCAATTGCAGATTGTTTAAACTCTACTGTATAGTTGATATCCAACATTCTAGTTTTAAGTTTTTTTAACTCTAACTTAATTATTTTGACAATATTATCTTTACTTAGTGTATTGAATATAATTGTGTCATCAATTCTATTTAAGAATTCTGGTGGGAATTTCTTTTTCAATGATTTTTGTAAAATCTCATGAATACGTTCCTCATTTTTACCAACACTAGCCTGTGTTTCAAAACCCATCCCAGAACCAAAATTATTTGCCTCTTGAACTCCAATATTAGAAGTCATTATAATTAAGGTATTTTTGAAGTTGACTTTTCTACCTAAACCATCGGTTAAATGACCCTCATCCAATAACTGTAACAATGTTTTAAAAACATCTGGATGCGCTTTTTCTATTTCATCGAATAGTATTACTGAATAAGGTTTTCTTCTAACTTTTTCAGTTAATCTACCCCCTTCTTCGTAACCAACATATCCTGGAGGTGCCCCAATTAATTTAGAAACGGTATGACGCTCTTGATACTCCGACATATCAATTCTAACTAAAGCGTCTTCATCATTGAATACTAATTTAGCTAACATCTTAGAAAGATATGTTTTACCAACACCAGTTGGGCCTAAGAAAATGAATGAACCAATCGGTTTTTTACCATCTTTAATACCCAGACGATTACGTTTTAATGCTTTAACTACTTTAGCAACAGCTTGGTCTTGACCAATTACCGAAGTTTTAACTTCAGAATCCATACCAGTTAACTGACTAGTTTCTTTACTTGAAATTTTATTTAATGGAATTCCAGTAATCATTGATATTACTTCACCAACAACCTCTTCGTCAACAGTTGATATTTTGACATCGTTTTCTTCGTTCCAAGCTTTTTTCAATCGAGATATTTCGGTATCAACCTCTTTTTCTCTTTTACGAACTAAAGCTGCATTTTCATAATCTTGCTCTGCAACTAATCTAGTTTTTTCCTCAAGAATTTCATCTTTTTCTTTCTTTAAGTCAAGAATTTCTTGTGGTAATACAATATCAGAATTAGTCGATGCACCAGCTTCGTCCAAAATATCCAATGCTTTATCTGGCATAGCTCTATCGGTAATATAACGTTCAGCCAATTTTACACATTGTGTGATAGCTTCATCAGTATAAACACAATGATGATGTTCTTCATATCGACTTTTAACGTTCATTAAAATCTCATGAGTTTCCTCAATTGTAGTTTCTTCAATTAAAACTTGTTGAAAACGTCTAGTTAAAGCCGCATCTTTTTCAATATTTTCTCTAAATTCGTCTAACGTTGTAGCACCAATTAATTGAATTTCACCCCTAGCTAATGCTGGTTTGAAAATATTTGATGCATCCATAGACCCACTTGAATTTCCAGCACCAACCAAATTATGTAATTCATCGATGAATATAATTATATGTGGGTTTGCTATTAATTCTTCTAATATCGCTTTCATTCGTTCTTCGAATTGGCCACGATATTTTGTACCAGCTACTACTGATGTCAAATCTAAGACATATATTTTTTTACCTAATAAGTTTCTTGGCGCTAACCCACTATCAATTCTTTGGGCTAATCCCTCAACTACGGCAGTTTTACCAACACCAGCTTCACCAATAATAACTGGGTTATTCTTTTTCTTACGTGATAAAATTTGTCCAATACGTCTTATCTCAACCTTTCTACCAACAATTGGGTCTAAACGATTTTCTTTTGCGGCTTGTGTCAAATCAATACAGAAATTATCTAGTACTGGTGTTTTAGATTCTTTTTCTCTATCACTAGTACGTCTATTTTTAATTATATCATCTTCTTCATCGTCATGAAAACCAGCACCATTGTTGGTTGGTGATAATTCGATAACTTTATCTTTAACATTTTCAAACGTTATACCGTATTCTTCAAGGTATTCCTTACTTTTAGTGTTTATACTAAAAATGCCTAACATTATGTGAATTACATCGGTTTCATCTGACCCTAATTGATTTGCTTCAACTTCAGCCATGTTTAAAACTTGCTTTGTAATTAAAGCTGGTGGTACCATTTTAGAATTAGTAGAATCCACTCTAGGGGTTAAATTAACCGTACTTAAGTAATCACTTAATTTGTTACTATACTCTATAATATCAACACCCAATGATGTTAAAATTTGAGTAGCTGTTGAAGATTCATCTTCGACAATTGAAAACATAACATGTTCTGGTCTCAATTTAACATCATTATAGTTATTGGCTATAGAAATAGCATTTTGCATAACTTTTTTAGCACTATTTGAAATTTTATTACTTCCCATATCTAATTTTATATATTTAACACCACAAATATAAGGTATTTTTTTTTAATAAACAAGTGGATTTTGTAAAAAAAATGTTATATTTTTGTTTTATGATAAAGAAAAAGAAAAAAATAAACGAAGAAATCGTATGTTCATACGACTCATCTAACATCTTAGCCTCTAAATACGAACCTAAATCTAAGAAGTTAACAATAACATTTAATCGTGGTACACAGTATCTTTATTTAGGTGTTGAACCTAATGAATATAAAGTATTCGAAGAAGCGAAAAGTCAAGGTGTTGAATTTAATAAGATAATTAAAATTAAAGATTTTGAAAAGCTTGGTGATGTTGACCCAATAAAATTAGTTGAAGAGATTGAGAAGGGTGTAGTAGAAAAAACTGATTTAGATAAAGATGAAAAACAATTAGTTGTTGCTATGGAAAGTTTCTTAATATTCCATAAAACTAAAAATACATTAGATATTGCTGAATTAACTGATTTAAAATATTTTTTAGATAAAGTTTTAGACCAAAAAAATAAAAAATAAATGGGTGTTCTAGGTTTACCTAATAAAGAAGATATTGATAGCCCATTTTCACTTATTTATGACGAACTCAATATAGAGGATTATTTAGTTGAGCTAGAATGGGATTTTACATTAAACCATGTAGATGGGTGGAATGAAACCTTGATTACTAAAATTAATGAAGTTTCGGGTCATGTACATCATACCACACTTAGGGGTGGTGTTGATACGATTTATATCAACGAAGGTATACTATTCGTATTCCAATCTTTAATCGGTTTTAAAGATATGACACTTTATGGTCGATATTCAATCGTAATTGACAATACATTAAGGCCAGATACTATTATTTGTGTACAGACACCGAACCCAGCTCTTGAAGATGCTGGGTTAATCGAAGTTGTTAATAAAGTGACGATGGACGGTGATATGATGAATGAGTTTACCTTTGAAATTTGTAAGAAAGATGATATTGATGACTTAAAATTAAAAAATCTAATTAAGAATACTAAAGGAATAATTAAAATAAAAAATTTAAGTCAATGGGTGTATTAGATTTACCAAACGAAGAAGATATTAATAGTATTTGCGAATTTGGGTTATTAAAACCTTTTGGTTGGTATATGAATTTAGGGGAAAAGTTATTTCAATCCGATAATTCAAAAACCATTTGGTTTACTGATGATAGAGAAGAGCGATATGGTATGTTAATCGTTAATAAGATGATTAATTTAAGTTTTAATAGTGAATCTAATGAAAATGTTAAAGAAAGTGTGGTAGATTATTTAGATTTCTTTAAGGAGTTATCTAAATACGATATAGGTGTAAGTAGGGCACCTCAATTCACTTATGGTGATACAAATTTTTCTATCAACACCTTAATATTAAATAAAGATACCCTTAATGATTTTAAATTTTCATCAATTTATATTATACATGATATAAAATTTCATTTTGATGGAGTGATTACCTTACGAGTGATACTTAAAAATTAAAAAATATGTTAAATAAAGTAGATAAAGTTTACCATGAGTTAGTCGATGATATCCTAACAAATGGTAAGAAAAAAAATGAGAAAACCAAAACCAAAGAGGTATTTATAGGGTTTTATGTGGTGGTAGAAAAACTTGTTGTGGTTTTAAATGGGAATATTATAATAATAAATAAATAATAAAAAATGAGTAAAAATTTAAACAATGTTGATATGGTCTATCACACACTTGTTAAAGATGTGTTAGAAAATGGTACCATACGAAATGATAGGACTGGCACGGGAACTATTTCTGTTTTTGGTAGAATGATTAGGTTTAATTTAGAAGACGGTTTTCCGTTATTAACAACTAAAAAGATGTGGATACCTGGTATTATACATGAATTATTATGGTTTTTGAATGGTGATACAAATATTAAATACTTAGTAGATAATAAAGTTCATATTTGGGATGAATGGGCCAATGAGAATGGAGACCTTGGACCAGTTTATGGTCATCAATGGGTGAATTGGCCTAACCCAATAATATTAGACGATGGTAGTGGTGAAGGTTGGTTTGATGATGGTATTAACCAAATACAAAATGCTATTAATACTTTGAGAACTAATCCAGATTCTCGTAGAATTATGGTTAGTGCATGGAATGTTAGTGATTTATATAATATGGCGTTATTACCGTGTCATTACGCATTTCAATTTTATACAACTGAATTAACTTTAGAAGAACGAGTTAATCTATTAAAACCTTACGGTTTTGATGCTTTGACAACTGAGGCTAGAGATAAGTTCATGAAAGAACATAATGTACCAACCCGTAAATTATCGTTAAAGTGGAACCAACGTAGCGTAAACAAAAACTGCGCCTTAATACAGTAATGTATTTCGAATAACTTACCTAAACGGGGGAACTCTAAACAAGTTAGGTTGTAGACAATCCCGTACTAAATTTTATAATAATATGGTTATAGGACTACCTTTCAATATCGTGAATTTAAATCGTTATCTGAATGTGCTAGATACTACAATGTAAGAGTGATAATTTTCCAGAATATTATTATAAATAAATGTGTAACGACTATCCCGAAAGGGAGTACATTCAAGTGAATGGAAATGGTAAGAACCCTAAATTTGGGTTGTGATATAGTCTAATCTGTATGGAAACATACAGCAGTTCATAAGAGAACGGTATATGATTAACGACCATATACGAATATAATGGGACACAGGATTAGGTTTACCATATAATATTGCGTCATATGCATTTTTAACACATATGGTGGCACAACAAGTTAATATGGTGCCAGGTGAATTGATTGCTGATTTAGGTGATACACATATTTATTTAAATCATGTTGATAAACTTAAAGAACAATTAGAGAGGGATTCATATAATCTACCAAAATTAGAACTAATGAAAGCAGATGATATTTTTTCATATAGTTTTGAAGATTTTAAAATTGTTGATTATCAATCACACCCAACAATAAAAATGGATATTTCTGTATAAAAAAAAAGGCGCTAACAGCGCCTTTTTAAATTTGTTATAATTTCTTACATTTTTTAATTAGTTTTGTTAAATCACCATTAAATGATGCATAAATTTTCGTTACATCACCCATAGATATTTTCATCGCTATATAATATAAATCCAATAAGAAGTCTATCTTGTCTTCGGTTGTTTTATATAATAAATGATGGTCTCTAAATGTTTCATCAGCAATTCCTTTAATAAATGTTATTGTTTTTTCATGTATAACATTAAAACCCTTTTCTGGGTGCTCCATTACTAAATTATATATTTCGTCACCGAATTCATTCTTTATTTTAATATTATAGTCATCAACAATTTTAGTCATATTTTTAAGTATCAATCGATAAAAATCATCACCATCATAATCTTTACCATTGCAACTATCTATTAATTCACTAGATTTAGTTAAAATTGAATCGTATTTGATTAGTAATAATTCTTGGAAAAGTTTACTTTTTTTCGTATCACCAACATCAATAGATTTAATTTTATGGATTAAAAATGATTTTTCAAGATAGATTCTATGTTTATATAAATCACGAATTTCCTTCTTTTTTAATAACCTAAATATTTCTTTTCTATATAAAAAGACGATATTCGCTATAAGCATTATTGCTGCGAAAATTATTTGTAACGATAATGGTAAGTTACTACCTGGAACACTTAATAAAATTGTTTGTAACATGTTAAATATATTTTATAATAAATATCCATAAAATTCAATGGTAACACTCATTTATATTAAATAATACTTTTTTTTTTAATAATCATACTAATTTTTAATTTAAAGAACGATTTATTAGTCGAAAAGATTATATTTATTATTAAATGAATAAAGAATTTATAAATGAAATAGAAGCTGGTGAGATAAATTTAAGCTCATTTAAGATTCACGATGAATTAAATCCTATGGTTTGGGTCAATTTTAAGATGAAGAGTAAAATTCGTACCAAGTTATTAAAAATTGCGGATGATTTTATCGATGAGTTAGATATACCGTGGGTTACTGTTAAAGATGTAATCCTTACTGGTAGTCTAGCTAATTTTAATTGGTCTAAATATTCAGATTTTGATTTACATATTGTTTTAGATTTCAATGATGTTGGTGAAAACCAAGAGTTCATCAAAAATTATTTTAATTCACAAAAAAACTTATGGAATAATAATCATGATATTAATATTTATTGCTTTGAGGTTGAGGTCTATGTACAGGATGAGAATGAGGAACATACATCTTCTGGTGTTTTTTCATTAGAAAATAATGAATGGCTTGTTAAACCAGATAAAACAAAACCAGTTATAAACAAAACGCTTATAAAAGAGAAATCTGCTAAAATTATTTCACAAATTGAGGATGTTATCAAAAGGTTCAATAATGGTGAATATAAAAATGTGATGAAATATTACGACATCATTAATAATAAGATAAGGAACATGAGGAAATCTGGATTAGATAAGGGTGGTGAGTACTCGTATGAAAATATAACATTTAAAGTACTAAGACGCAGTGGCTTTTTAGAGAAACTTACTAATATATTTATATAAAAAAAAGATTATGGTTTTTAAAAATTCAGTAATACACAAAATAGCCGATGCAAATGTAACAGCTTACACATATAATACAATTGTTGTTGGTTCATCATCAGCAAGTTTTACTATAAATAACGTATCAGTGTCGTTAGCACCAGGTACGGTTTTAGATATAAAAGTTAATAATATTAGTGGTAGTGGTGATGTTTATTTATTAGGAACGCAAATAAATGTTTATACTGGGTCTAATACATTACCAAACTAAATCATATTTATATAATAATAAACGCGTTTAATTAAAATATTATGAGAAGAAAAGAAAATATTGTAAACCCAGTTGGGTTTAAAGGTCATGAAAAAATGGACCATATTCTAGGTTTAATGGGTAAACTATCTAATTAGAGAAAATTCTGATTATTTTATTAAAATAGCTGAAGCTAAAGATAATTTATCAATAAAAGATTTCAATTATATTGGTGGTCTACAAAATAAACGAGATTTCGCATTTGAAACATATAATAAAGCTACTAGAGTTTTAAATAATAAATTAACTAGTTTATTTGAAGCTTATGGTATGACAGCTAATGTTGATACATTTAAATCTGATGGTTTAGTAACAGAAGAAACAGCTTTTTCACATGGTTTTGTAGATGAAACTGAAGAAGAAATAGATGAAGAAATTACTGAAACTGAAGATATGTCTGATTTAGAAAATACTAAAGAGGATAAAGATACTTCTGGTGATAATCTAGAAGGTGGGTTTGTTGAAAATTTTGGTGGTGAAGCGTCTAAAATCCCATCTATATCTGAAGCCTTAAAGAGCGATGACCCAATTTACCCAGAGGGTTACATGGATTTAATGTTTAAAAAAAAAAATCAAAAATAAGTGAAGCTTATAACACATACGCTATTTGCACCGATTCAATAGCTAAAACCGCTGGTACTAGTGAACGTTCTGAATGGTCAGAAGAAGAATTAGAACGATACGAGAAATGTATTAAAGATTTAAAAGGTAAAGAAGGTTATAAATTAGGTGAAACAGACGTAAATGAAACTAAATTTAAATTGAAGGTTCCAAGCTCGGAGCCTTCTTTTGATAAACCCAATCAAGATTTTAACGATGATTTAGGTGGTGAAGACTTTGGTGACTTTGAAGACGATTCTTCTGAAAAACCATTCGATGATGAACCATTCGATGCTGGTGTTGAAACTTCTGAGGATGAAGACCCTAAGAAATATATCGAACAATTATCTGGAAAAATTGGTCAAAGTCTACGAGATTATACTGAAAAACAAGGTCACCCAGATTTCGAATTAGAAAAATTCGCAATAAATTCCTTATTATCTGCAACACATACAAGTGAAATGGATGAAGAGGATAGAAATGATATAATTAATAAAGTTGAGGAAGCTGGTGAAAATGATGATTCAGATAATACTGAATTAGATAACGATTCACACAACGACTTAGATGGTGGTGATGATTTTGGTGATGAAGATTTTGATGGGGAAACTGACGAAGGATTAGTTCGCGAGATTGATTGGGATGAATCACAAACACCAGAAGAAGCAGACCCAAAATTATACCCAGATGGCTGGAAAGATATGGGTGGGATGTTTATGGGACCGAATTCTATTAAAAAAAAGCTAGAAAACTTGTCTAAAGAAAATAAAAACCGTATCTTTGACCAAAATAATGGAAACGAAGAAGATATGTTACTAGATGAATTAATTAATAAGGAATTTGGTGGTGACCCACAAGAGGCACCTGTTGAAACACCTGTTGAAACACCTGTTGAGAAACCTAATACTGATGACCCAACACCTGTTAGACGTGTGGATAAACCTTGGAAAACTCCTGGAATTGAAAATGACCCAGACCCAAAAGCATCAAAGTAAATGAAAAAATTATTTCTAATATACATAAATGTGCTAGGTGAAAATTGGCGTGGTCAAAATGTTTACGAATTTTTATTTTCAGATACAACCGAAGATGTAGACGGTGAATTTTGGGATAAATTTCCAGCCGCTGGAAATCCAGAGCCACCACATAGTCGTTTTGTTAAATTAGTTGGTATATTAACCACTGATAAAACATTAGAAGTGTTACAAGATAGTGATACATATGCAATGTGGGATGGAATGGATGGGGTAATCTCTATAGCGTGGGAGGATTTATCTGAATATGAAGTTTACCCAGATAAAAGATTATTTTTTAGGTTTGGTGAAGAGATTGAAGTTGTTAAAGAGAAATTATATACAACTGATAATGTATTACAATTTAATGAAGACGATGGCAAAATTAACTAAAAATAATTTATTAGTATTAAAATTATTAAAGGAGAGTGGAGAAGTATCCAACGATACTTATGAGGTACTTAAAGATATTTTTTCTAAAAACCCAGAACTTAGACAAAAACTAAGTCATGTAAACACTGATAAAGAAAGAGCTGGTTTATTAAAAGCATTTATCGATAAAATTGGTGTACCACCTAATAAATTATCTGATATTGAAAATAGTGTTAGAGATACCGCGAGTAAACATGATGACCAAAATATTGATACTTTTGATGATTCTAATGTAGATTCATCTAATACTGATACAAGTTTCGATAAACGAGAAGATGAGAATGGTGAACCAACTAAATACCATAACACTTCCGTTGATGGTGGAAAACCTATTCATAATGAAGAGGTAAAACCAAAAATAAAAAAAAATGAGTTATTAACTATAATAGCAAAAAATAAAATGGGAACTGATAAATGGAGAAAAATAGCTGAACGAGCTTTAGCTAAATCAAATGGTAAATCGTTAAATGAATCTAGGATTGATTATGGTGATATGGAAGAACGAATGTTACCTAAATTAGAACGAGAATTAAGAGAAAGAAAACATTCTTTAGGTACACACCCAATATTCCCAGAAAGTGATGAAACACATTTTGAAGAAAAGATTATAAATCAAAGATTTATCGATGTTGTAAATAGTGTTAAAAGACACTTTGATGTTAATAAAATTGATAATAATTTTTTAATACAAAATATGGGTGTTCTTGTTGGTGATTCGATGGAAACTGAGGATGGTCACCAAAAAGAATTAGAAGATTTAGCGGTTAGAATGGTTATCGATGAATATGATATACCAGATGGTGCTATAGAATTTGATGTAAAATTAGAACCACAAATAAATTTATTTGGTACTAAACCTAACCCAACACCAAAAACTGTTGAAACTGAATTTGAAAATCATGATGAGATTGAATTAGCGAATAAAGAAGTTTATAAGCGTAGATTCATTAACGCAATGACACAGGGTGCTGCTAAAAAGTCTACTCATATGTTTCATTTAGTCGATGATGAGTTAGCTAGAATTGACCCTCGATTACCTAATCAGTATAGTAAAATGATGTCTGCTGCTGATTATATGTATTATATTTATGATGGTAGTACAGATGCTGGTAGAGTAAACGGTGGTGTGGTACGAGTTGAGTTTCCTAAAAATGAGGGTGAGGTACCAAAAATTATTGCACGAGCAGTAGTTTTCCCAGTCTTAATACATGAGATAGTTAAAGGTGTTATGGAGATATTAGCATCACACGGTTTACCTAGAGATAGTAAAATACAAAAATGGGTTATTGGTAAAGCAGACTTTGTATCAGCTGAAGCTTGGGATATGAGATTGGGTCCAGGATTATGGGGTAAATTTACAGAACTAATCCCAACCGAAGATTTTAATCTAAAACATCAAATTTACATGGAATTAGTAGTGTTACCAGTGGACGATTTCAATGTTTCTATGAGAGAAATTATGGCTGGTACTAATACTGGTAAAAAAATTATAACCGATATTATTAGTAATATTAAAACTGAGATGGAAACTGAAGCATTTGAAGAGGCCATGAACGAAAAAAGAGAAACAGATGATGATATTGGTGGGAATCTGGGTCAAGAAGATTTAGATGATTTTAATTTAGATAATTGGATTTAGAAAAGGTGGGATTTCCCACCTTTTTTATTGCTTTTTATTATAATATATCATATTTTTGTTGTATGGGAATACTAAATCTTAATGACATATCAAATGAGTATTACAATATTGGAGATTTTAATTTTTATACTAAATCATATGATTATAAATTAAGTGATACTCAGCAATCATTTATTAAATTACTCGAAAATAATTCATCGAAAATTATTTTTGTACAAAAAAGTAGACAAGTTGGGTATACGACATCAGTTAGCCTTTTTAGTTTCAATTCAATCCAAGAGAATAAAAACATTTTACATATTTCATCAACATCATTTGGTGCTAAATATGCTATTGATAAAATTAGAGGGTTAGTTACCAAATATAAACCTAGTATGTTGGCTAATAAACGAAATTCTTTTAATTCTAAAGAAATTGTTACTAATAAATCAACATTTAAATCTATTTTTAATAGAATGGTTTTAAATGAACAATGTAAGCGATATGATTATATTTTTATTGATGAATATTCTAGTCAATATAAAGTTGAACTAGGTCAACTTTTAGCTTATTGTTTACCATTAATAAAAGTTGATGGTACTATAGTTATTTCGAGTGATAAACAATTATATTTAGGTGAAGAAGGTACGACCCATTTTGATTTTACTGAACCACAATTTAATCGATTTGTACTAAAATAGTGGTTTAAAGAGGTTTTAGCATATTTATTATAAAAAATAAATATGTTAACAAAACAACAACAATTAGAAGAATATGCTAAATGTATAATTAACCCAGCTTACGCTATTGAAAGTTTTTTAGAAACTTTTGATAAAACACAAGAGGGTTTCGTACCATTTAAATTGTTTGAAAAACAATTAGAAATCATTGATGGTTATGAGAATCATCGTTTTAATATTGTTGCTAAACCTAGACAAGCTGGTGTTTCGACAACCACAGCGGCTTATGCAGCTGTTAAAGTTGGTTTTGCCGACCCAGATAACCCAGAAAAAATTCTAATCTTAGCTAATAAGCAAGATATGGCCCAAGAATTTCTTGGGAAGATTAAAGATTTCCTAGCACAACTACCAAGATGGATTTGGGGTAGTGATTATTATGGTACATCAGAAAAAGAAAAGAAATCAATTTTCATTACCGATTCAAAAAAACACTTAATATTACCAAATAAATCAGAAGTTAAAGCTGTTGCGACATCTAAAGATGCTCTAAGGGGTTATACCCCAACACATCTAATAATGGATGAGGCGGCATTTATTGACGATGGTGAGATAGTATTTGGTGCGGCCCTTACATCGTTAGGTTGTTTAGTAAAAGATACATTAATATTAACTAATGATGGTTTAGTAGAATTAGATGAATTGGTCACCGAAAAAGAAAAAATAGGTTTTACTGATTTAGATACACCACATAAAGTTTGTAATATGGACGGGAATATTGTTGATGCTACCCAAACATTTGTTAGTGAATACGCAACAACCTATCGAATTTTAACTAAAACAGGTATAGAATTAGAGGGTAGTTTTAAACACCCATTATTAGTAAACGATGAATGGGTTAAAATGGAAGAATTAAAAGTAGGGGATGAAATTAAAGTTGGTTATAATCAAAATATATTCGGTAATCACGATATTTTTGAATTCGATTATAAATTACACCCAAATGAATTCGATATTAATATCCCTAGGGATTTATCACAAAATTTAAATTTCGTCTATTTAATGGGGTTATTTGTTGCTGAGGGCAATTTCCAAAGTCGTGGTATAACAATAACTAATGTTGGTCCCGATATTGTTAATTTTTTATTAAATGACGACGCTAATTTAGGTAAAGCTTTCACTAAGGTAGATGATAGACATTATTCATTATCGTCTACTAAATTAATTAGGTGGATGGATGCATTTGGTTTGAAAAAACATAATGCGAAAAATAAAGAAATCCCATTACCAATTTTGAAAATGTCGAAAGACGTTATTTCAGCTTTTTTACAAGGGATGTTCGATGGTGACGGAATGTCAACATATAAAGAGATTAAATATTCCTCAACATCTAAAAAATTAATTAAACGTCTCCAAACTATTTTATTAAATTACGGTATTAAATCACATATACATTATGTTGAGGAGGAAACTAGTGAGTCATCTATAATACCTAATAAAAGCCACGTTTGTAAATTATACAATTTATTTATCTATTCTAACCACGCGTTAAATTTTTATGATAACATAGGTTTTAGATTAAAACGAAAACAAGTTAACCGCAATAAGTTAATAAATAAAAAAGTTAATTCAAGGTTCGTTGAAGTGACGCAACAAAGTATTTTAAAGATACTTAAAAAATATCATATCCCTAAATATAAAGTTAGGTTTTTAGATAGATTTTTTAATAGTAAGTATGCACGATTATCATATGACAGTTTGGGTAAATTAATTGATTACATTAAACACTATTATAATACGATTGACGGTGATTTAGATGAATTATTAACCCAAAAATATTATAATGAAAATTATTTTTATGATGAAATAGTTGATATAATCGTTTCAAAAGATTATACTTACGATTTACACGTACCAGAAACACATTCATTTATTAGTAATAGCGTTATTAGTCACAATACTGGTGGTCACGCAACACTGATTAGTTGTGTTGTTGACGATACTTTCGTTTTTACCGACAAAGGGATAAGGCAAATTAAAGATTTTATTCCAACACAAAACAACGGACCACATTTAATTGAAGAGTACCATGTTTTAGGTAAAAATAAATTACGAAGTGGTAATATATTCCATAATAATGGATTAGTTAATACTATAAAAATAAAAACCGTTAATAGTGAATTAGAAGGTAGTTACCCACATAAATTATACGCTTATTCAAACGGTAAATATGGTTGGGTTAAAATGGAAGATTTAAAAGTTGGGGATTATGTTGCTCATCAATATGGTATGGGTATTTGGGGTAATGACGATAAGGTTAATTTTAAATACGAACCATCAACGAAAGAAAAAAACAGCCTTGGTGAAATAAATGAAATTACTAACGAAATGGCTTATTTTTTGGGGTTATATCTAGCAGAGGGTTCAGTTTACAAATCAATTAATAACGATGGTGACCATATTGGGACATCGATAACGTTAACGTGCTATGATGATATGACACCTGTATTTAATGGTATTGGTTTGCAAGTACAGTCATATGATAATTTACACTATACTGTTGGTTCTAAAGAGTTGGGTGCTTTTATGGAGTATTTAGGGTTTAATTTATCATTACACGCCAATGATAAAGTGATACCGAATAAATTATTAAGTCTATCAAAAGAAAAAACCAAATATTTGTTACGCGGTATATTCGATGGTGATGGTTTTAGTAGAAAAGATAAGGGTTATATTGGTATTGGATTGAGTTCCGAAAAATTAATCAAACAAATAAGGGTATTATTGAATAATTTTGGTATATTAACTGACTACTTCGTTGTGAACACAAAACCAACAAAATTAGTTAAAAGTTATTCAATGAATTATCGAATACAAACCAATGCAGTTTCAGCTAAAATATTCTACAAAGAAATTGGGTTTGGGTTTGAGAGGAAGCAAGTGAATGAACATGTCTTAAATGATAAAAAAATTGATTATTCCGACCCAAGAGATATTATACCTAATTCTAAAGAGTTAGTTAAAGAAATTTATAGAGAATATAATGGGACTCAGAAACATCTAAAAGACATGGGGGTTTACATTCTACCAAATGGTAGTGGTAATAAAAGTAGGATGGGGCTTCTTAAATTAATTGATTATGTTAAAGACGATTTAAGTGACGAGTTATTATCTAAATTAAATAAACACATTTCATATAATTTAAAATGGTGTAAAATAAAAGAAATATCATACCACGAAAACTATACATATGATTTTTCACTACCAAATGATAATAATGATTTTTGGGCCCATTCAGTTATTTACAACGGTATTTTAGGTCATCAAACGCCAAATGGTTATGATAAATTATATTATAAAACGTATGATGGTGCTCAAACTGGTGATAACGATTTTAATATTATTGAGATGCGTTGGTATCAAGACCCTCGTTATAATAAAGGTTTAATTTGGACTAAGGGTGATGAAACTATTACTGAAACTATATTCACAGTAGAATGGTTAGAAAAACGTAGACAAGATGGGTGGAAACCATCATCATCGTGGTATGAAGCGATGTGCCGTGGTATGAATAATGATAAACGAATGATTGCTCAAGAATTAGATGTTTCATTTGTTGGTTCTGGGGGTAATGTTATAGACGACGAATATATTATGTATCACGAAGAAAACTATGTTCAAGAACCAGAATGGATAAGTGGTAAAGATAATGAATTTTGGATATGGAAAAAGCCGATTGAGGGACATCAATATCTTTTAAGTTCTGATGTTAGTCGTGGTGATGGTGAGGATTCATCAACATTTACTATCATTGATTTCACTACAATGGAACAAGTAATGGAATATAAAGGTAAAATTCAACCAGATTTATTAGCACCATTGATTGATGAATATGCATCATTATACAACGCATATACCGTGGTTGATATTACTGGTGGATTAGGGGTTGCAACTGTATTAAAACTATTGGAAATCGGTTTCAAGAATCTACATTATGATGACCCACGAAATAAAATATTATCTAGTAGAGCTGATTTACAAAAATTTGCCAAAGATAATGGTCGAAAAATCCCAGGATTAAATGTTAACTCAATACGATTACCAATGATTGCACTATTCGAACAATCAATAAGAGAAAATTTAATTAAAGTTAGGTCTAAAAGATTAATATCTGAAATGAGAACATTTGTTTATCGTAGTGGTAGACCAGACCATATGGTTGGTTATCATGATGATTTATTAATGGCAATGGCTATGGGTTTATGGGTTTTAGAACACGCATTTAAAAATTTAGAAAAATTAGAGAAACAAACAAAAGCGATGTTGAACAGTTGGACTATGACTGGTGGAAATGTTGTTGAGGATAAAACTGAAGCCGTTTTTGTATCTAAAGATAAAAAAGTAATAAGGAGCAAACCTAAATTTCACCCAACCGTTTCTAAAAATATGCAAGACCCACGTGGGGAGTATTTATGGTTGTTTAGTGGAATGAGATAATATTTATAAATAAAGATTAATATGAGTTTAAAAGGAAAACAGAAAATATTTTATAGAACACCAGATGTTGGGTCACAATATAAATGGTCACCAGACACTTTTAATAAAAAAATAAACCTTAAAAAAATTAGGGTTAAAACGAGAAAAGATTGTACTGCTTTACCAAACACTCAAGGTGAAGATTTTAATACTGGTTATGTTTATAAATTAGTTGCTGGTGGTGATGAACATAGATATGCGTATGTTGCATGTGATTATGTGGAATAACTATTGATTTATTCAAATAATTTACTATTTTAAAAATAAAAAAATGGGAACTGATAAAAATAATGGTAAACAATTAACCGTCTTCCAAAGAATGAATAAAGTTTTTGGTCCAGAAGGTGTTAAAGTACCTCAAAATAAAACTAATCGTTATTCTTTAGGTAATAAAGAAATTCTTAGGACACAATCTAAGAGTGAATTAGAAAAAACAAAATTACAAGCACAACAAAATTTACATCTTAGTCAAACTTGGCGAAAAGTAGATGGTGAAATGTATCAACAATCGATACATTATGAAACAACTAGGATTGGTTCTTATACTGATTTTGAATCAATGGAATTTTTCCCAGAGATAGCAGCCGCATTAGATATTATGATGGAAGAATCGACTACACCTAATGATAAAGGTGTTATTGTTAATATTCATTCATCATCTAAAAGGGTTAAACAAATATTAGAAGATTTATTTTTCCATAGATTAGAATTACATACTAATTTACCAGCATGGGCTAGGAATGTGTGCAAATATGGGGATAATTTTGTATTTTTAAATATTGATGATAAAGCTGGTATTATTGGTTGTAGACAAATGCCTAATTTTGAAATGGAAAGGCGAGATGGTGATTTACATAGTGAACTGTTATCTAAGAATAATATTGATAGTAGTGGGTCTGAATACGATAATAGAATTAAATTTAATTGGAAAACTAAGGATATAGAATTTAATTCATGGCAAATTGCGCATTTTAGATTATTAGGTGACGATAGAAAATTACCATATGGTACTTGTTTAAAAGGTGATACTAGAATTAATATCGATAATGGTGTTAAATTCATTTCTGATATAACCAAAGGTGATATGGTTTATAGTTTTAATACTAAAACACAAGAAAAAGAATTATCACCAGTTTTAGATACGGTTAATTCTGGGAAAAAAGAATGTTTTAAAATTAGTACTAGACATAATTTTATTGATGTTACAAAAGAACATAAAGTAATGGTGTTAAACGATGACCACGAATTTATTTATAAAAATGTGGTGGATTTGAAATTGGGTGATTTATTAATAATAAATAAAAATGAACACACAAATAAGTTAATACCGATTGATAAATCAAAACCTATTGAAAATAAAAATGGTTGGTTTAATCAAATTGATTTAATACCATCGTTCGTTGACGAAGAATTTGCACAATTATTTGGGTTTCTAATTGGTGATGGATGGATTAATCATACAGTAAATACCGTTTCATTCGCGTTAGGTGTTGACGAAGAGGTGAACGAATATTATATTGATTTATTAAGGCGTTATTCTGGTGGAAACCCTAGAGTTGATAATAACGGTAAACAAGTTGTTTTATCATCTAAGTTATTAACAACCATTTTAAAAAGAATGGGTTTTGGTGGTAAATCTTATGAGAAACGATTACCAGAATGGATTTTTAATACAACACCAGAAATCCAAAAATCATTATTAGCTGGTTTAATGGATGCCGATGGTTGGTTTACTAAAGATGAATGGACAGTTGGGTTCCATATTGAATTAAACAATAATCAATTGGTTAAAGATTTAAAAATATTATTACAGCGAATTGGTTATAAATCTGGGTCTATTAGAAGTCGACTACGTAATAAACCAATCATTGAAGGTAGGGAAATTAAAACAATTAGAAAAAGTTATATGATAACCTTCTTTGATTCGTATCTGAAACAAATGATAAAATATGATAATAAGAATAGGTTAACTGATGACTATATATTAGAACCAATTAATAAAATAGAATCAATTGGGTTACATGAAACTTATGATATCTACGTTGAAAATGAGAATCATAATTTCTATGCAAACAACATTATTGTTCACAATTCCTTTTTAGAAAAGGCTAGACGTATTTGGAAACAATTATTATTATCCGAAGATGCTATGCTAGTGTACCGTGTAACAAGGGCCCCAGAACGTAGAATATATAAAGTTTATGTTGGAAATATAGATGATGCCGATGTTGAGGCTTATGTAAACAACATTGCTGATAGATTTAAACGAGCTCCAGTAATAGACCCACAAACTGGTCAAATTGATTTAAGATTCAATCAAATGGGTCAAGACCAAGATATTTTCGTCCCAGTTAGAGATGAGAATGCACAAACACCTATCGATACTTTACCTGGTGCAGCTAATCTTGACGCTATCGCAGATATAGAATATTTACAAAATAAGTTATTCACAGCTTTACGCATACCAAAACCATTTTTAGGTTTTGATAGTGCAATTGGTGATGGTAAAAATTTAGCTATTCAAGATATTAGATTTTCTAGGACTATTAATCGTATTCAACAAGCGCTTATAATGGAGTTAAATAAAATCGCCATTATACATTTATATTTATTGGGTTTAGAAGATGATTTAGATAACTTCACATTGACATTAAATAACCCATCAACACAAGCCGAAATGTTGAAAGTTGAACATCTGCAAACTAAGATTAATTTATATACATCAGCGGTTGTTGATTCTGGTAATGGTTTCGCACCAATGTCTATGACAAGAGCTAAACGTGAAATATTACATATGTCTGATGATGAAATTAAACAAGATTTATTAGAACAACGTATAGAGAAAGCTGCTGCGGCTGAATTAGCTAAAACTGCTGCAATTATTAAACATACTGGTTTCTTTGATAAAGTTGATAATATTTATGCTGACCCAGAAGCTTTAGCTAAAGCCGATGAATTAGGTGATGAAGAAAATGGTGGTGAAGGTGATGAAGATTTAGGAATGGGTGGTGGCTCATTCGGTGGTGGTGGTGACCTAGATTTTGGCGACGAAGGTGATGAAGAAAATATCGATATTGAAGATGCTGCTAATGATTTAGCTGATACCGAAGGTACTGAAAATAACGATGAGGATTTAGGTGATTTTGGTGAATCATTAAAGAAAACAAATAAGTTATTAAATGAAGCTAAACATAAGTATAATGTTAAATTAAATCAACGTATCATTAAGCATCGCAATAATTATTTTGATAAACTAATTAAAACCGTTAACCCTAATTCTAATGTCATTGAAGAATCAATGAAATTATCTGATAAAGGTATGAAATTTAATGATGATATTAATGATATGATTTCTAGGATTGATAAAAAACTTGGCTAATAGATTCTTTTAGGGTTTATTGACTATTTATTATAAAAAGAATTAATATGAAAAATTTTGGTGAGATAAAAAATAAATTTTCTGAAGTATTCGTAGAAGCTATATTACGAAAAGATAAAGATTTAAAGAAAATCGTAAACAAATATCTTAAATTGGTAAAAGAAAATGAAGCTATTAGATTACAAACAATGGTTTATACTAATTTAGAGAGTATTTCATCTGATGATGAAAAATATATCGATGAATATATCACTGAAAATGTAAATATATTACGAAGTTTAGAAAAATCAACTATTAAAGAAGCTAATAAAAGTTTAGAAAAATTATTTGAGAATGATTTGGTTAAGAAAGTTAAAATTGAGTACTCTGATGATTTAAAAAAATTACATGAAAGTATTAATAATTTAGTTAATGGAATTTATGACGTTGATATGATTATTGAATCTAGAAATAATATTAATAAATTAGTTTTAAACCGAGAACCAAAATCAGATATTAGTGAGAACTTAATACCAACTAAAATTTTAACTAATATTACAATTAAAAAATTCAATCAAAAGTATGAATCATTAGATGAGAATGATAAACGAGTAATTAAAATATTAACCAATTCAACAACTGATGAAAAAGAGGGTTTAATGAATGACTTAACAACAGAATGTATGTCTTTAGTTAATGATAAATTAACGAAGTCAGATATTGAGGTAAAAGAAAAATTATTGGCTGTCAAAGAACGTTTATTAAATAGTAAATTTGTGGTTGAAACATTTAATACGGATATAATGAAATTAGTTGAATTGAAGAATACTTTAACTGATTAAAATACATTTAGAACCTTGACAAATAACCGAATTTTGTTTATATTATAACAAATTCGGTTTTTTTTATGAAAAGAGGTAAAGATATAAAATTAGAAAAATATCATAATTACAGAGTTAATTATGGTACTATGAATACAAGTAATAATAAATCAATATATATCGATATTAATGCTTGGTGTGAAGTGTTATTAAAAGATGAGTTAGATTATACTAAAGTAATTAAAGGTATTAGAAAAAAAATTAAAAATTATTTATTTAACTTGGAAACAACACTATTCAATAAAAATAATGTTATAATTGATTTTGATATGCGTGAATCTGGAATTAGGTTTGGTAAAAGTAGTTATATGGGTTGTGAAATATCATTATTTCAAACTGAGATGTTATCTTTGAACGATAATCGATTAATTTCAGAAATAGAGTTTATAATTGATGAATTGATTAACGATGTTTTCGAAAAGAATGAACATTTTAAATTCACAGTAAATAAAGGTAAAAGGTAGGTTAATGACTTACCTTTTATTTTAACAACATATTTATTATAAAATAGATGATATGGATGATTTAAAAATATTGAAACCAGGTGAATTCGGTACCAAGGGATATTTAATTGAATATGACGCTGGTTATATCGACCCAAAAGATAAACGTAATCTAGCGTTTGTTAATGAGGTCGCTAAAATTGAAAGAAAAGAAACGGTAATCGCTGAACCCTTAGTTGTAACAGTAGTTTTACAAAAATATGGTGTTGAAAACGCTAATGGTAGGATATACCCAGAACCAATTTTAAGAAGAGAAGCTGATTTATACCAAACGTTAATACAAGAGGTAAGAGCTGTTGGTGAGTGTGTTACAAAGGAAACTGAAGTTTATACAATTAATGGGTGGGTTCCAGCTAATAATGTTAAAGTTGGTGATGAAATTTACACATTAAATTTGGAAACGAATCAAATACAAATACAACAAATCACGCATTTAAGTGATACGATTTATAATGATGAACTAATACACATATATAATAAATCATCGTTAGACATGGTTGTAACTAAAAACCATAAAATTGTTTTATGGGATAGGAATAATAACCCTTATGTTTTAAGAGCCGATGAATTATATGATAAAATTAAAAATAATGATTCAAAAGTAAACCATTCATATATAAAGCGTGGTGGTGATTGGATAGGTGAGGATAAAGAGACTATTGAAATCTCTGGTTATGAAATACCAATGGAAGACTGGGTTGCTTTTATGGGTATTTATTTATCTGATGGTCATTCTACTGGTACGAAAGGTGGTAAACAAACAAATTCAGTTATTATAACACAAGTTAAAGAAATTTCATCTAAAAAAATCGTTGAATTATTAGACCGTTTACCATTTGATTACACTTTGTCTAATAACAGACAATATATAATAAACGATAAGGATTTACATGATTTGTTGTATCAATTAGGTAATTCATACACTAAATATATACCAGATTATATTAAAAATTTATCGCAAAAATATTTAAACATTTTAATAGAATGGTTGTTATTGGGTGATGGTTGGAATAGACATGATAGTAAAGGTGTAACGTTGCGCGAATATTATACAACATCACGTCAATTAGCTGATGATGTCAATGAGGTGTTTTTAAAATTAGGTAAAGGTGGTAGTATACACACTCGAACACCTAAAGATAGGTTGATTGAAGGTCGATTAATTTTAAGTGAAAATTCTAAAACATTATATGTTGTTAGTGAACATAAAACAAAGGGTGTTTATTTAGATAGTAGATTTACTAAAGTTGAAAAAATAAAATACAATAACCATGTATATGGTATTACTGTTGATAATGGTACTTGGTTGATGCGATATAACAACAAAATAAGTTGGACACATAATAGTGACCATCCAGAAAGTTCAATAATATCCGTTGAGAGAATATCCCATAATATTACAAAGATTTGGTGGGAAGGTGCAACTCTAATGGGTGAAATGGAAATTTTGATGTCACCAGGTTTTATTAATTATGGTATAATTTCTTGCCAAGGTGACCAAATCGCAAATTTATTACGAAAAGGTATTAGAATCGGTGTTTCTTCAAGAGGCGTTGGTTCATTAGAAGAAATAGATGGTAAGAACATTGTTCAAGACGATTTTGAAATAATCGGTTGGGATATTGTAGTTTCTCCATCAACACCTGGGTCATGGATGTTCAAAAATAGAGAAGAAGCACAACCTTTTGTTGAAAATAAGATAAAAAATAAGAATTTATTGGTTGATAAACTGAACAATTTCTTATTATAACGAAAAAAAATAATCGTAAAAACCACGTTAAAAACTTAATTTTAATGTGGTTTTTTGGTTTAATATACCCTAAAACCATTGTTTTAAACATTTAAAGAAAAATAAAATAACTCTTTTTCGATTTTAGAACATATTTATTAGAAAACAATAATAACTTTTCATTAAAAAACGAAAAAAAGAAATGGCTGAAAAGAAGAAAACAATAATTGACGAGGCTATTTTGGATATCGAAGCTATCCAAGAAGCATTAATGAACAATACGAAAGAAATACTTCGTTCTACTATGAAGGAAGAAATTGCAAATGTTGTTAAAGAATCTCTTACTGAAGCAGAATACGACGAAGAAGACGTAGACGACCTAGAAGGTGGTAACGTAGAAGATGTTGTAACTAATGATGATGAAATAACTGACGAACCTGGTACTGATGACGTAGATATCACTCCAGATACAGATGTTGTTGATAACGCAGAAGAAACTAGTGTTGAAGAACCTGTTGCCGATGCAAGTGATGAATTACCAATGGTATCATCAGACGGTGAAGAAGAATTTGATACTATGGATATGACTGGTGCATCAAATGATGAAGTTATCTCGGTTTTCAAAAAATTAAACGGTGAAGATGAGATTGAAGTAATCTCAGATAAGGAAGTTAAAATAACTGACCCACAAAGTGGTGCTGAATACCAAATTAAATTAGGTGATGATTCAGTAGAAGAACCAGTAGTAGAACCAGAAATGGGATTAGATTCAGAAATTGGTGAAGAACCAACAATGGATTTAGAACCAGAAATGGAATTAGATGACGAAGAAAACATCTATGAAGTTACTATTGAGGAAGACATTATTAGAGGTCCTGGACACGATGTGAAAAATGGTAGTGGTGAAGTTAAAGATAGCCCAGCTCCAAATAGTGGAGATATTGAAGGACAGACTGCTGAAAAAGATAAGGAAATTACTGGTGACAATTTAACTGGTGGATTCCCAGAGGATGAAGCAACTACTGGTGACGGACACGCAGAACATGTAATGGGTGCGGATGGTAAAACAGGTCCAGAAACTAAACCTACAGTTTCTACTTCTAAACCAGCAGAGGAAACTACTAATGGTTCAGAAGGAAATCACGGTGACCATGTAATGGAAGGTGAAGAAACTGACGAAGAGGAAGTTGAAGAAATAGACGAAGCAATACCAGTTGGTAACGCTCAAGCTAGAAGAGAACCTGGAAGAAACACACCAATTAAAGGTGCTGGTGCAAAACAACCAACAGAATGGAGTCCAGAGATAAAAGAAACCGTTGCAAAATATAACTCACTTTTAAAAGAAGCTAAATCACTTAAAGCTGAAAATGAAAATTTCAAAGAAGCATTAGGTAAATTTAGAACTACTTTAGGTGAAACAGTTGTTTATAATTCAAATTTAACTTATGTAACTAAGTTATTTATGGAACATTCAACAACTAAAGAAGAAAAAGAAAATATAATGAAAAGATTCGATGAAGAAGTATCTACCGTTAAAGAATCTAAAGCATTATATAAATCTATCAACGCTGAATTAAAGAACAAGAAAACTGTTGTTGAATCAGTAGATAAAAAAATAAATAACTCTGTTAAACCAGCTACTAGCAATTTAAATGAATCAACAGTATATGCTGACCCATCTACATCTGCTATTAGAGATTTAATAAATAGAGTTGAGGGTAGATAATAAATAAAAAATAATAAAAAAACTAAATTAACAAATTATGTCACATTTATTAACATCTGGCGCAGTAGGAAACATTGGTTTAAACCATATGAAAGCTGTTCGTCAACAAACACAACAAAAATGGGGTAGTTTAGGATTCCTAAACGGTCTTAAAGGGCACGTGAAAGAAAACGTAGCTCAATTGTATGAGAATGAAGCTTCATTCTTAATGAACGAATCTACTATGGCCGATGGTTCATCTGGTTCTTTTGAAACAGTTGTATTCCCTATTGTACGTAGAGTATTCTCAAAATTATTAGCGAATGATATCGTATCAGTACAAGCATTAAATATGCCTATTGGTAAGTTATTCTTCTTCATCCCAGAAACATCTGAGAGATTATCTGATGGTAGACATTCATCAAATATGTCAGACCAAGGTGCGTATGACTGTGTAAGCGGTGTATGTTCATCAACTGAGTGGAGAAAGAAAAATCTTTACGATATTTATTACAATGACGGTTTATTCGACGCTTCTAAAGGTGCGTTAACATTAGCTTCTATAACTGGTACTCCAGTAACAATGGATACTGATGGTGAATTTACTGTAGCAACTAGTTTCCCAACAGCTACTGACGGTACTGTAAGAACAGTTATGATGAAAGTTACTGGATGGTATTCTGCAAACGCTGGTCGTTTAACAGGTCCAGACGGAAACGAAATGGATACTGAGTCATTCTTAGCTTCATTAAAAGTTATTAATGATGGTGGTTTAGGTAACATTGTTGACCCAGATAACCAAGTAATAATCGCTAACGGTGCTGAAGTACCATTTAGATTAGTAACACAAAAATACGGTAAAGGTATCGTATCATATAACGATATTTGCGACGCTGACGGTGCATTATATATTGAGTTAGATTTATCTCACCCAGTATCACCTAACGCAACTGTTGAAACATTTGATGGATATATTGGGACAAGCGGTTTAACTGCTGATTCAAGTTCATTCTCTGTAACATATGCTCAATACGACACATTAGAACTAGAAACTGAAATGGGTGAAGTAACATTCAAACTAGATGAGGTTGTAGTTTCTGTTGAAGAACGTAAATTAAGAGCTACATGGTCACCAGAATTAGCGCAAGACGTTAGTGCATTCCATAATATCGACGCTGAAGCTGAGTTAACAGCAATGTTATCAGAGCAAGTAGCAGCTGAGATTGACCGTGAAATCTTAAGAGATTTAAGAAAAGCGGCTGCATGGCAAATGAGATGGGATTACAATGGTTGGAGAAAAGCTTCTACAGCTGCAAGTCCTTACACTCAAAAAGACTGGAACCAAACTTTAATTACTAAAGTTAACCAAATTTCAGCACAAATCCATAAATCAACTCTAAGAGGTGGTGCAAACTTCGTTGTTGTTTCTTCTGAAATTTCAGCTGTATTTGACAACCTTGAGTACTTCCACGTATCGGATGCAAATCCAGAGGAAGACCAATACAACATGGGTATTGAGAGAATAGGTACATTAAACGGTAGATACCAAGTGTATCGTGACCCATATGCACCATATTACTCAATGATTATTGGACATAAAGGTAAATCATTATTGGATACTGGTTACATTTACGCACCATACGTGCCATTGCAATTAACTCCAACAATGTATAACCCATTCAACTTCGCACCAGTGAAGGGTATTATGACACGTTACGCTAAAAAAGTTGTCAATAATAGGTTCTATGGAGGAATCAGAGTGGATGGAGTTCCTACATTTAATATCAACGAATTACGATAATAATTCGTTAATAAATAAAATTAAAAAGGTTAGATTTATTCTAACCTTTTTTTTTTTGTTTAAAAATAAACAATAGATTTTATGGTTGTTTTGTTGACAAATACATAATTATATAATATATTTGTATTATGAGAAAAAAGATTATATTTGAAGGTGATAATTTAAAAGAAATTATTAGGTTATATACCGAAGAAAAAATGGGTACACCTTCTATTAGTAAATTATTTAAAATTGATAAGAGTGTCATTAATCGAACACTAAAAGAAAATGGTGTTAAATTAGATACACCTGGTAGAAGAAATCTTGGTGGTAGGTCAGAAGCTCAAAAACGATATGAGAGTAAACCAGATGTTAAGAATAAACGTAAAAAGTATTATAGTAAATGGTCAAAAGAAAATAGGGATAAATTACGAGATTATCACGCACAGTGGCGGGAAAAAAATAGAGAACATGTAAATGAATATGGTAAAAATTACGAACGTAAACGACGTGCGGAAGACCCTAAATATAGATTGGGTGTTAGAACTCGTACAGCAGTTTACACATGTCTTAAAGAAAAAGATATAGCAAAATATAAATCAACGTTTGATATACTTGGTTATACGTTAGATGATTTAATGAACCACCTTGAGGGGTTGTTTATCGATGGTATGACGTGGGATAATTACGGTGAATGGCACGTTGACCATAAAATACCTATGAGTAGTTTTAATTTTACATCGGTGGATGATGAAGAATTTAAATTATGTTGGTCTTTAAATAATCTTCAACCATTATGGGCTATTGATAATTTACGCAAAGGTACATCTTTAATATTCTAGACCTTTTTTTATTGTTCTAAATCGTCTAATTCGTATTTATCAAAATTTTTCAAAAATAAATTAACTTTCATGTTATCATATAATGAACAATCAACTAATTTATTATGTATATCACCAATTTCTTCATAACGATTTAAAGAATATGTTAAATCATTAACATCTTTTTCTAGACGACTTATTTTATTCTTAGCCTCAATTAATTCTAATTTTAATGTTTCAATTTGAGATAATGGCTTCACAACCTCATTAGAAAGCAATTCTGAGTACCTAACATCCATTTTCTTAATCAATTCAATAGATTTACCAATTGATGCTTGTTCTACCCAAAAACGAGCCCTTTTAAGTTCTAATTCTAATTCTGGAATACTTAATTTTTTAATTTGCATATATCTTCTAATGTTATATTAGGTAAAATATTAAAAAACTCATCAATCACCAATGCTTCATAAACTGTTGCTGGTTCATGATAATAATCTTCATCATAATCTTCAAATTCTGCTAACCCTACTAATTGTTCTTCTAATTCACAATTCTCACGAATTAGTTCACTTTTACTATCTTCCAAATCACTAACCTCTTCTTCTAACGTTGTAATTTCCGATGCTAATCCAATTAATTTGTACTCAAGGTCACCAACCTTTTCTTCTAAATCATTAACTTCTTTTTCGAGTATAGTTATTTTTTCTAATAATGATTGAATATCTTCTCGTTCTTCTTCCATTGCTCTTTAATTTTTATATTACATGGGTTAGTTGTGAAAGTACACAAAAATTGCTTTTCACAACCATATCTATTTTTTATTATCCCAATACTCATTCTATTACGTATTGGTGCTAAATATTCATCATCACTTATTTTATTAATATTAAATATTAAATGTGATGATTGTGTTAAATATGTATTTGAATTATATGTAGTTATAATAACGCTTAATGTAGAATTCATAATTACAATTCTATGTAAATGCGCTAACGTATCATTATTATATCTTACCATATCAACATCAATTATGATGGATAAATTTGAAAAATCGGCTTGACTATAAAAACTAAGTGTGCGGATAACATCTTCAAAAGTAGTTACATTCATAACAACTAAATAATTATTCGTATTTAAATGATTTTTAGAACGATTTATTTCACTGGTGAATAAAAGTACTCTATTATCATTCCTTGTTAGCTCATTTACTAAATTATAAACAAAGAGAGATTTACCACTAGCAGCACCACCCATAACAGTTGTTAAACCATACGGGATATAATTATAAAAATAATCTTTTTTATAATTTAATTCACCAATTTCAAAATTATCTGGTACACTTAATACTGACATATTTATACTTTAATTAAAAGACCAATATATTCATAAAACCATTTAGCGAACATATGTGGTAATATTTTATAATCATCGAACCCATATAACCCACAACTAAAAAAATCATGCACTTCAATTATAAATGTTTCTGGGCTTGGTGGGAATTCATTATTTACCCCAATATCTAATGTATAAGCAATTGGTGCATCTTTGAAGTTATGAATCATTAGATATATTTGACCCATATCTGGAAATAGTGTGAAATCACCAGAATAGTGTTTTAAACCAACTAATTCACCACGATAAATAAAACAACGATATTCAGAATCAATATTTATTTCTTCTGAAATTTGGTAATTACCTTCTGGTAAATTATTTTTTAACCCAAAATCTCTTAATTCAGTAAAACCTTTTATTTTATCGTTTGATTTAACAAATTTATGACCTTTAATATCTTCTTTTGTTCCATTAATCACCTTACGTTTTGTAAAATCTTCTATTAATAAAGATTCTGGGATATTTCTAGGTTTTGGTTGCAAATCATATAATTGTTCTAAATACGCACTAACAAAATCAACTGAACCGATTGGGATGAGCCCCTTATAATCGATATCAATCGTATCACCAAGTTCCCAATTAAGATAAATAATTGTGAAATTAAATGATGAATCTAACCATTCATTGTATTTAATCGATTCTATTAATTCACGACTAAAATCATGTATTGGTAAATTATTTTCAGTTTGTATTAAAAATTTCATACCACAAATATACGACAAAAAAAAGAGAATAACAATATATTCTCTTTTTTTGATTAACTCTTAGTTTATTTTTTTTAAAGTTTATTTCCACATTGTGCACAAAATTTATCGTTTTGATGAATTTTAGCTCTACATTGTGTACAATATTTTCTGATTAATTTATCACTAGTTACATTTTGTCGTGACGTTGGTAATAATTTATATGTTACAGTATGAAACGCAAAGGAACTAAAAGACTTATCCACAAATTTCATCTCTTGTTTCGAAGCACTACCTTTTTCAACTTGACCTGTTTCTATTTTTTTACCCATCATAATTGGTCAATGTTGCATTATAATCACCACTAATATCGACATTACCGCTAACACTACTATTAGATGTTGAAATAGAATCATTTAGTTCAAATGTGGTATTACTAGTGTTATAAAATATATCACCAATGTAATATGGTTGATTAGGGTTAAACGGTGGTGTTGGGAATTGTGGTAAACAAATTCCACTTAAGTCAATATCTATTTTTTCATTAAAAAATTCAATTTTTAATTTTCCATTATCAGATATAGCTTCTTGAACTTCTTTAGTATTGGATACTGTATATGTTGTGAATTTGAATTTTTTTGCAACA